GGTAATGCATGGCGCCGAATATGAAAAGGAATCATTTATTTCATTTTCTGGAGCAGATAAGGAAATTATAAAACGTAAGGTTGGTGAAAAATGGACTGATGAAGATGGTAAGTCTTGGGAGCAATTGGAAGCTGGTAAAGTTCAAACATCGGAGTTAGGTGATACTATGGCAGAAGTTAGAGCTTATTTAGATAAGTTAAACACTTGTAAAGATGAAGATTGTAAAACTATTAAACCAGGTAGAGTTGATAAAAAATTAATATCTAAAACTGGATATTGTATTACTTGTTTAGCAAAAAAAGAATCGCAGATTAAACTTGATGGATTATGGGGTTATTACGAAACATATAAAATCACATCTAATATGATTGCACATGGTAATGATGTTGTTGCTCAATTTAAACAAGCGTATAGAGATGCAAAACAAACTTATGAAGTGGTTCAAGAAGATGGTAAGATTGAAAAGTGGAGTATGGAAAGAGATGTGGAAGAACTTAAAGCAGAAATCCTTTTAGAAATTGTTAAATTTGAAGATGAGATTCAACAAGCTACTAAATTAAGAAATGAGGCTTACGATAAATTAAAAGATAAAAATTACGATTTAGTAAGACCCCTTAACGATTAATATGAGTACTGGTATAACACAAAAGAAATCTCTAAAAGATATTATTGCAGAAGAATACAAAAAGTGTGCGGTAGACCCGATTCACTTTATGAAAAAGTATTGTATGATTCAACATCCGGTAAGAGGTAAAATACCCTTTCATCTATTTCCATTTCAGGAAAAGACTTTAATTCAATTTGCAGGTAATAGATTTAATGTAGTATTGAAATCACGTCAAACTGGTATTTCAACCTTATCGGCTGGATACGCACTTTGGAAAATGATATTTAATTCTGATTTTAACGTATTGGTTATTGCAACAAAGCAAGATGTTGCAAAGAACTTAGTAACTAAGGTAAGAGTGATGCATGAATTACTTCCTAGTTGGCTTAAGGGAGGTTCTATGGAGGATAACAAGCTTTCCCTTCGTTTACACAATGGTTCTCAAATTAAAGCTATTGCAAGTTCTCCTGATGCAGGACGTTCGGAAGCATTATCACTTCTAATATTTGATGAGGCAGCTTTCATTGATGATATCGATGAGATTTGGGTGGCAGCTCAATCAACATTATCTACGGGTGGTAGTTGTATTGCATTATCCACTCCTAATGGTGTGGGTAATTGGTTTCACCAAACTTGGTTAGGAGCTGAGGAAAGTAGAAACCCATTCAATACAATCAGATTACATTGGACAGTGCATCCTGAAAGAGACCAAAAATGGAGAGATGAGCAAGAAAAACTATTAGGACCTAAAAAAGCAGCACAAGAATGTGATTGTGATTTCGTATCTTCTGGTGAAACTGTAATTGAACCGGAAACCCTAATGTTCTATAAAGAAACATACATTCAGGACCCAATTGAGAAAGGTGGATTTGATGGAAACCTTTGGAAATGGGAGCATGCCGATTATAATAAATCTTATATGGTTGTGGCCGATGTGGCCAGAGGTGATGGTGGGGATTACTCTACCTGCCATGTAATTGATATTGTAAACGCAACTCAAGTAGCAGAATATAAAGGTAAAGTGGATACAAAAGATTTTGGAAATTTCTTAGTAGCACTTTCAACTGAATACAATGATGCATTACTTGTAATAGAGAACGCAAACATTGGTTGGGCAACAATTCAGCAAGTAATTGATAGAGGATATAAAAACTTATTCTATATGAGTAAGGATTTAAAGTATATTGATATCCAACATCAAATGACAAATAAATACAGGTCAGAAGAAAGAGGATTGGTAGCTGGATTTTCAACTACTTCTAAGACTAGACCTTTAATCATATCTAAATTAACCGATTACTTCAGAGAGAAATCAGTTATAGTTCGTTCTTCTCGTTTAATAGATGAGTTATTCACATTTATCTATATGAATGGTAGAGCAGAGGCTATGAAAGGTTATAATGATGATTTGACAATGGCATTTTCAATAGGATTATGGGTTAGAGATACCGCACTTAGATTAAGACAAGAAGGTATTGACTTAACTAAAAACGCAGTTTCTGGTATAACATCAAATGCATATCAAGGAGTTTATGGTGGTGGGTTTGGTGATAGTGAAAATCCTTGGAAAATGAGAGTTGGTGATGGATTTGAAGATTTATCCGAATGGTTATAGTGTTTTGATAAATTACGATATTTATATCATATAATGTCAAAATAGGATTTTTTTAGAAATTAATAATAAAATATGGCAGAACAGGAAATAGATGATAGAAGTTTTTTTGGTAGGTTAAAGAAGTTATTCTCAACCAGCGCAATCGTAACCGTTGATAGTGACGGTAAACGTAAGGTTGTAGATACGGATGAACGCCAAATGAATACAAACTTCGTAAATCTTAGAGATAGATATACAAAGTTACAAAGGTCTTACTACGAAAGCCAAACTGGTGCACAATCAATGGCATATCATCAAGTTCGTAGAGAACTTTTTAGAGATTATGATGCTATGGATAATGACCCAATCATTTCTTCTGCATTAGATATATATTCTGATGAATCTACAACAAAAAATGAATATGGTGATGTACTTCATATCCGTTCATCAAATGAAAATGTAAGTTCAATTCTTCATAATTTATTTTATGATGTAATGAATATAGAATTTAATTTATGGCCTTGGACTAGAAACCTTGTAAAATATGGTGATTTTTTCTTGGCATTGGAAATTGCAGAAGGTAAAGGTATTGTAAATGTAATACCATATTCTGTATATAATACGGAAAGATTGGAAGGCACAGACCCAAATAATCAAAATTATATTAAATTTAAATGTGAAGTTGATAGATATGGTAAGAAGGAATATGAGAACTATGAAATGGCTCACTTCCGTTTACTATCTGATACAAATTTCTTACCATATGGTAAAGCAATGATTGAAGGTGGTCGTAGAGTTTGGAAGCAAATATCACTTATGGAAGATGCTATGATGATACATCGTATTATGAGAGCACCTGAAAAAAGAGTATTTAAAATTGATATTGGTAATATAAATCCGCAAGAAGTTGATAACTACATGCAAAAGATTATTACCAAAATGAAGAAAACTCCGTTTGTTAATAAAGATACAGGAGATTACAACTTAAAATACAATATTCAGAATCTTACCGAAGATTTCTTTTTACCTGTTAGAGGTGGGGATAGTGGTACATCAATTGAAAACTTACAAGGTTTAGAATATACAGCAACAGAAGATATTGATTATTTAAAAGCTAAACTATTTGCAGCATTAAAAGTACCTAAATCATTTTTAGGATATGAAGAAGATGTAAATGGTAAAGCAACTCTTGCCGCTCAAGATGTTCGTTTCGCTAGAACTATTGAAAGAATTCAAAGAACAATTGTTAGTGAATTAACTAAAATAGCAATTGTACATTTGGCATCTCAAGGTATTGATGATTCCGAAATGACAAACTTCCAACTTACTTTAACTAACGCTTCTACAATATATGAGCAAGAGAAAGTAAATCTTTGGAGTGAAAAGACAAGATTAGCATCTGATTTGAAAGCATTGAATATGTTATCAAGCGATTGGGTATTCCATAACGTATTTGGAATGAGTGAAGATGAAATGGATGTAGAGAGAGCTAAAATGGTATTAGACCTTAAAGATAGATTCCGTTACAACTCAATTGAACAGCAAGGAGAAGACCCAGCTAATCCACCACCGCAACAAAATGTGGAGGAGGAAATTGAAAAAATGAAACAAAATATTGTAGATAATAAAGGTGGTAGACCAAGAGAGGGAAATACTTACGGAAAGGATAAACATCCATTAGGTAGAGACCCATTGGGTAACAAAGAAAATGAAGCAGATAGAAAGAGAGAAACTCGAACAAATGAATCAGGAAAAAGACTAGCACGTGAATATATAAATGGAATTTCATCAAAAAAGAAGATAATATCGGAAAAAACTTCACTTTTAGATGAAAATAATTTGATAGATGACACTAAATTTTAATAAACATTAAAAAGTTTATATTTATATGTGTTAGTTTATAGACATAGGTTAAACATAGGGTAATAAATGAAAAAAATAAAACATTCCAAAATTAAGAATACTGGAGTGTTATTTGAATTATTAGTAAGACAAATAACATTAGAGGTACTTAATGGTGATAAGACGGAAAACGCAAAAAAAATAGTAAAAGAGTTCTTTGCATCTGGCACTGAATTAAATAAAGAATTACGTCTTTATGATTTGCTATTAAAAGAAAAATACAATTCGGAATCAAAAGCCGAAATGTTTGTTGAAACTGTATCACAGGCTCATTCTAAATTGAATGTTGCAAAATTATCAAAGGAGAAGTATAATCTTATTAAAGAGATTAATGCAAAATTTGAATTAGAGCAATTTTTATCATCCCCTATAACAAATTATAAAGTAATTGCATCTATATATAAGGTGTTCGAATCAAGAAAAACTGAAAATTACGATATTAAAGATATATTCAATTCAAAGGTAACACTTATTGAAAATATCATTTCTAGACCTACTGTAAATAAAATAATACCTACAACAGATAGTACAAAGTTGATAGAAACATATAAACAACAAGACAAAGACCTACGTTTACTAACTTATAAGATTCTTGTTGAAACTTTCAATAAAAAATATACAAATTTAAATGATAAACAAAAAAGTTTATTAAAAGAGTATATTAACAATATGTCTAATACATCTAAATTTAAAGATTATTTGGCAGTAGAACTTCCACAAATTGTTAGCGAATTAAAAGTTATCAAATCTAAAATCGGTGATAAAGTTACTACTATTAAATTATCAGAAACTATTTCTGTTTTAGAAAAAATGAAAATTGGTAAAACTGTAACCGATAATCACGTTTCATCTATAATGCTTTCTTATGAGTTAATCAAAGAATTAAAATCAAAGGTAAATGTCAAATAGACTAAAAGAAATAATCAGAACAATAGTTAAAGAAATCCAATCTGAAAAGGAATTGGAAGAAATGACTGGAACTGGTGCAGTTGCTGGATATGATACTCCAAACGCATTTTCTAAACCTGGTCAAACTGCAAAGAAAAACAAAAGATTAGCTAACGTAACTGGTGGTGAGGTTGTTGATGATTTAGAAGAATCAAAAATATTAAATCTTAAACAAGAAAAAGAGCAACCAGTAGCTATTAAAGATATAGATGATGAGGATATAGCAGATGTAAGTGGTATGGAAGTTGCTAAGGATGGGTTGCATTTATCTGAAAATCGTTGGTTAGCAATTAAAAATGAAGATGGTTCTCCTAAAGCTAAAATGAGTAAGGGTATAACATCTATCAAACAACAATTAGGTGAGGTAGAGAAATTTGTTAACTGGTATTCTAAGATAAAGAATGAGAATGGAGTTAAGAGAGATGATTACTATAAAAGAACAAATAAGAGTTTACATAAGATAAAAGAAAGGTTAATGAATCTTTCGGAAAAAATAAGAACATTATAATATGAACATAACTAGACAAAGACTAAAAGAATTAGTTAAGGAAGTAATGACAGAAGAATCTGAATATCAAGCATTCTTTCAGAAAGCTTTAGATAAAGCAGGTAAAGATATTAATGCAATGTCAGATGAAGAAAAGAAAGCTTTCTTTAATAAAATTGATTCTGCTTGGAATGGTAAAGGTGAAAAGAGTGAAGGTAATGCTTTTGGAGCAGCCGTTTCTAACGCAAAGCAAGCAGGAGATGATGAGTTTGAAGTTGGTGGTGAAAAATATAAAACTGAAGATATAGCAACTGAATTACCATCTGCAACTATACCATCTGCAGTAAAAATCAAATTAGCAATGGCTATTGATAAAATTAAAGATGCTAAATTAAATAATAATGCAAAATTACAATTAGTTGCACAAGTTATTGATAGTTTAGGTATAGATAAATCTCAATTAGGTACTATTGCTAATAAGATTAGAAGCAAAATGGAATCTAAGAAATAAGAATATAATATGAAATCACTCTTAATAGAAACAAACCTATTTGAAGGTAAGGTACAAGAAGATGACGGAGGGAGAACCTTAGTAAAAGGTATTCTACAAAGAGCATCTGCGGAAAACCAAAATGGTAGAGTATATCCTAAAGAAATCTTAATGAGAGAATCTAAGAAATACGAAGTACTAATTAAAGAACGTAGAGCATTAGGTGAATTAGACCATCCAGATTCTACTGTAATTAATTTAAAGAACGTATCTCATAATGTAAGAGAAATACATTGGGAAGGGGATGATTTGTGTGGGACAGTAGAAATTCTACCAACACCATCTGGTAATATCTTAAAAGAATTATTAAAAGCTGGAATCCTATTAGGTATCTCATCAAGAGGTATGGGTTCGGTAACTAATATAGGAGAAGGTAAAGTAAAGGTTCAGGATGACTTTGAATTGATTGGTTGGGATTTTGTTTCTAACCCATCTACACATGGTGCATTTATGGTGCCTGTAAACGAATCTGTTAATAGAGGCTTACAACAAATAGGAACTGATGTTTGTGGTGATTACTGCAAAGCACAGGATTTAATGAGAGAAATAATAACTGAAATAGCATAAAAATGAGTAAACCATTTGACATATACGATTTCGTACACAACAATAAGATAACCTTAAAAGTTGATGCACAAAAAGGAACAACTGTAGCTAAAGCATACAATGATATCCGCAAAACTAACTTGAAAGAAGTAAAGATAGTTAATGGTAAGTTCAGCTTATCTGAAAATTTAGAAGATAGAAAATTATCAAACGAAGTTAAAAAACACTTCTTAGAAATCATTTCTACTTACAACACTTTCCAAGACCAAATGAAAAGACAATCCGATGTAACTGAAGTAGCAAATACTTTAGGTGCTATCGTTGAGGCTGCAAAAGAAATGACCTTAAGAGAGAGTGGTGATTGGTTTGATAATGTGACTGTAAAAAGAAATATGCAGGAATTGGATAAAATGGGTAAATCATTTGATAAGTTCGCTGTTGAAGCAAAAGCAATGGATGAAAGATTACATTCTTTATATGAAGATATGGGTCACATTTTAAATCGTTACTATGAGATTGCAGATATCAGTACTGATACAATGCACGAAAGATTAGGAAATAAAAAGAAATAATTATGATTCGTTTAGGAGGATTGGTATCTCAAAAAGCATTTGGTAAATTTGAAATGGGTAAAGTAATTTCTAATCCATTTGCAAACGCATTCGTTAATGAAGCCGAAGGTTCTGAAGACCATGAAGTTTCTATGGCAAACAATTCATTAGATACCATTATTAAGATGGCAACTGAATTGAAAGCTAAAATGGGTGAAAACGAAAAAGATATTCCAGCTTGGATTCAAGACCATATTACTAATGCAGAAAACTTTATTTCACAAGCATCATCCAACTATCACGAATACGGACAAAACGAAGCTAGAATAGCTGAAGATAAAGGTCCTTGTTGGCAAGGATATAAGCAAGTTGGTATGAAAGATAAGGGTGGTAGACAAGTTCCAAATTGTGTACCCAATGAATCAGTAGTAAAAGAAATTAGTGGTAGAACTCCAAAGATTTTTGTAAAAACAGCAGCAGTTGAAAAGAAGATTAAAGAATTAATGGCTGACAGAAAGAAAGCAGTAGTTCCTTATAATACTGAAAAAGACCCTAAAAAGAAAGAAATTCTAAAACAAATTCTTATTAAATTAACTAAACAAATTCAGGGATACGAAAAGAATTTAGTTCAGCTTAGAGATATGGAAGAAGAATATCTTCAACAAATGCATGCAGATGCAGAATTGGATACATCTGGTCTTTAATAAATTTAATAAAAAATATAAAGAAAAGCTTGGTTATTCCAAGCTTTTTTCGTATATTTACATATGATTAAGCCTTTCTCCATATTAGATACAAGAACTAAAGAATGGCAGGACCGTAAGAGGTACTGGGTACAAACCTACAATATTCAATCGGAATTAGGTAGAGAGGATACCGAAAGTAGAGCCCGTTTCTGGGAAGATAATACAATTTCAATATTCGATGCAACCCTGTGTGAGCATATGTATCAATGGTTCACTCCTAAAGGTGGAATGATATTAGACCCATTTGCCGGCGGAAGTGTTAGAGGTATTGTAGCAACCGAAATGGGATATCAATACGATGGAATAGACCTTTCCAAATTACAAATAGAAGAAAATCAAAAGCAATCAACCAAACCAAATTGGATGGTGGGTGATAGTGATGAGGTATTAGATACAATCAATACGGAAATAACTGGAGAATATGATTTTGTATTTACTTGTCCACCTTATTATGATTTAGAAGTTTATAGTGATAATCCTTTAGATATATCAACTATGGAAGATGATAAGTTCGATGAGAAGTATTTCAGTATATTAGGGAAGGCTGCTAGGAAGTTAAAGAACAATAGATTTTTTGCGGTTGTGGTATCAGAAGTAAGAGAACAATCAGTAACTGGAAATTACAAAATAGGAAAGTATAAGGGATTGGTAAACAAAACTATTAGAGCTTGTGAGGAAGCTGGATTACACTTCTATAATGATATGATTCTATTCAACTCACAACATCAGGCTGCTAGAGTGGTTGATACATACTTCAAAAGAAATCGTAAGGTAGCTTCGGTTCATCAAAACATATTAGTATTTGTAAAAGGAAACCCTGATATCGCTGCAGAAGATATTGAATGGGATGGAACTTATCAATGTGTAGTGGATGGTGTGAAATACAAATCATTTAGAGAAGCAGCTATTTCAATAGACCCAAATACATTAGTAGCTACCGAAGTTGAGAGAAGATGTCGTTCAACTAAATCCAAATATAAAGAGTGGCAAATCATTGGTGAGGAAACAAAACCACAAATTAAATACGAAGTTGATGGTATTCCGTTTGAGAATCCAAAACAGATAGCAGAATTGATTGGTGGTGATATGAGTGAATCAATGGCTAGAAATTACATAGAATCAAATAATCCTAAATACCGACATTGGAAGAAAGCAGATGGTTGGGATATAACCTACGAAGAAATGCAAGATTTGTGGGAAAGAAACATTACATTAGAATTACCTATCATAAGTTGTGATGGTAAAGAATTTTATTCAATTATAGATGCAGCCAACTTTTTTGGTTGTTCAGATGAGCGTATTCGTCAAAAACTTAAATCAGATAAGCATTCTGGATTTATTTATCTTTTCTAAAGAATTTTTTAGAAAAATTACGTTTTCTTAAACTTTTACATATTTATTGATACAATAACCTATTTCATATAGGTTTTTCCATTGGTAATGAATACTCTCCTTTATGAGCAGTGACCAAAACGCCAATAAAAACATTCTATTGAAGTCCACAAATACAATGACTTCAGAAATCCGATAAATAAGGAAAACAAATGGCAAGTTCAAAATTGTTGAAAGAAGCAATTGCTGATGCTAAAGCTGTACGTGAAACTGCTATCGCTAACGCTAAAATTGCATTAGAAGAAGCATTTACTCCTCGTTTACAATCTATTCTTTCTAAGAAACTAACCGCTGAAATGGAAGGTGAAGAAGAAGAAGTAGAAGTGAATGAAGATAATGATGTATCTAGTGAATTAGGTGGTGGTGATAACAAACAACCTGCAGATAAAGCAAACTCAGCACAAACTGACTTAAGTGGTATCGCTAAACAATCTGGAGAACCAGGTAGTGAAGGTGAAGAAACTAAAGTTAAAGACCTTACTGAAGGCGAAGATGAAGAATCAGAAGAAATGGATGAGGAATACTCAACCGAAGATGATGAAGAAGCATCTCCAGCTATGGAAGGTGAAGATGAAATGGCAGCTGACGAAGATGAGTTAGATTTAGAATCTATCATCAGAGAATTAGAAGCTCAAATCGCAGGTGAAGAAGGTGAGGAAGAAATTCCTGCTGAAGCACCAGCTATGGAAGGTGACGATATGCCGGTTGAAGAACCAGTAGTAGCTGAACCAACTGAAGAACCAGCAGTAGAGGGTGAAGACCCAGCTATGGCTGATGATGAAATCGACTTAGACGAAATTCTAAGAGAAATGGGATACGGAGAAGATGAAGCTGAAGAAGATGAAGCACCTGCTGTAGCGGCTAACGAAGCATTAAAAGCTGAATTAGCAGAAGCAATCGCAGTTATTAAATCTTTGAAAGGTACAATCAACGAAGTAAACCTTTTAAACGCTAAATTATTATACGCTAACAAATTGTTCAGAGGTTATAACTTAACT